ACGCCGTCACGTCGGAGTAGGACGAGTTGTCGTCCGACTCGCTGAGCTTCAGCACCGTGAACGCCGCCTGGCTCGTGTAGCCAGCGTTCGTCCACGGCTCCTGCCCCACGTCGAGCGACACGTACTCATACCCAAGACGGTCGATGACGAGCGTGTGGGTCTGCGCCGCCGTCAGGTTCTCGGTGTGGCCGACGACGGACTTCGTGTGTTCGAGATGGTTCACTGTTCAGATCTCCTCGGAGGGTTGAAAGTCAGTCAGTCGGATCAGCCGAACTTGAGGGCCACGACGGGACCGGCCTTCGTGGTCGATCCCACGTCAGACACGACGATCGCGTTGCGAGTCGAAGCGAACGTGAGGGTCTGGTCATACTCCATCCAGCGGTCCGCAGACGTGCGGATCTGGATCGCCCGACGCTCGCCGTAGACGGCGGCCTGCGAGAGGTCGCCGAAGAGGCACGCCACCTCGCCGCTCGAATCATCGAGCGAGGAGTGCATGCTTGAGACCAGCGTGACGGGGTATCCGAGGAACCGCTCGCCGAACCCGGCGGCCACGTCGCTGGACGAGTTGCCGCCAGGGCCGCTCGCACCACCGGGGAGCATCGCGAGCCGAAGCATCGCCGAGCCCCAGCCAGCGGGACTGATGAAGAAACGGGCCGACCTACGCGCGTACGTCGGGAGCTTGGCGACCATGTCGGTGAAGTTCTTCATCGTCAGTTCACCGTAGGTGTCCTCGGTGCCAGCGGTCGTACTGACGACCGACGCCGAGTGAGCAGCCTTGACGATCTTCTTCGTGATGCCCTCGACACCGTGGTAGGCCGAAGTTCCGTCACCGACGAAGCCCGCGTTGTCCACCGCCTCGGCGAACGCCTGGGCGATCTCGACCGCCATGAGGTCGGCGAGGTCGATGACCGAGTCTTCGAGCAGCGAGTTCGGGGTGCGATTGGCGACACCCCAAATCTTCGCATTGAGCTCGACGTTGTCGAACGTCACGTCAGAGGTCAGTACCTCGGCGTTCTCGCCGACCGGGCGGGCAGCGAGCCCACCGGTGCGACGGGCGATCACGAGGGTGTCGCTGTTCATCGGGATGCGACGAGCGAACTGCGGATAGACGCCGTACTCCTCGACGAGCCGGATGATCTCGTTCGACAGTTCCGGCGATGTCAGGACACCGCCGAGCGAGTTGACACCGCCCGCCTGGGCGCGGCTCTCGACGCCGTGATCGACGCACCACCGACGGGCCTCGGCGTCGCCGAACACGTAGCCACGCAGGTGCATGCCAGCGCGGTACGCAGACTCAGCGCTACGGAACGCCTTGAGCGGTCCGTGGCTGACGGGGATCGCGGGAACGGTACGCTTCTCCACGGGGCTCTCCTCGGTGACGGCAGCCTTCTCGACCGCCTTGGCAGGGGCACCACGCTCCAGAACGGCACGCAGTTCGAGCTCCTTCGCCTGCACGCGCTGCAGGAACTCGATCTGCTCGCGGAGCTTGTCGGCACGGGTTTCGAGCGAGCGGAGCGAAGCCTCCTGCTCCTCGGTCATCGGCTCAGCGCCGTCCTCGGCCGGGGTCTCGCTCATCGCTTCCATCTCGGCGACGACAGCGGCGAGTTCGTCGAGCAGTGCCTTGATCTTGTCCACGAGCGTGACTCCTTGGTCGGGATGCGGCGGCGCTCACGCCACCTATCCACGAACCTACGGAGCCAGACCGGCACCCATCCAGTCACGACGGGGCGTTAGTAAACAACTTTCGCCGCCTGACCTCGACAGCCAGGAGCGTCTGCTTGTCGGTCGCACCGCACCTCGGACAGCGCAGATACCGCGTCTGGTAGTCGCCAGACCGCTGACTCGACGCGATCACGTACACACCGGCCCGGCACTTCGGGCACGAGTCGCCACTAGCGGCCATGCTGCGTCAGGTACTCGCGGAGTTCTCGGGCACGGGCCGCCGCAGCCATGCGACGATGAGCCTCGGCGTCACGCTGACGGCGGAACGCATCGTAGGACCGCTGGGCAACTTTCACGTCTGCGTCGGGGTATGCCGGGAACGTGACCGGCCCGACATCGAGCAGCGAGTCGATCCGCTGGATCGTCCTGACGCTACGGCCGTCCTCGACGCTCCAGGCGTCACCGCCGCTTGGGACTGTGAAACTAAAAGAACTTCCCTTGACAATGGACGCACGGATATTGCTCGCGATGTCCCGGCCGTAGGAAGTGTCAGGCACCGGGAACTCATATCGCAGCCCGATCTCGTCCACGCTCATCGACAACGTGCCGGGATACCTCGCGAGCGGGTAGTTCGCGTCGTGATTCCAGAGGGCGCGAGTCTCCAGCGGCTTCCGACGCCCGCGACGCTCGGCGACGATGCCGAACGCACCTGGGTCGATCCGCTCGATGAACGAGCCTTCGAGCTCCAGCGAGAGCACACCGAACTTCGCCGCGTAGCCGACGATGTACTCGCGCTCGCTGCCGTCGTCCTCGCTGCGGCTCTCGACCGCGAGCAGCGGCACCGCCGACTCGACTTCGTCAATCGCCAGACTGCGTCGCTCGATGTTCATCGTGTGGCTCCTGTCGTTCTCGTCCGCTGCCTCGATCTGCCGCGTCAACTTGCTCGCCCATGCCTGCCCCGGATCGCCGCCCCAGAGAGCCCATGCGATCCGGCCCGCGCTCGGGAATCCGTCCTGCCCCGGACTCCATCCCTCGCCCTGCTTGTCCACCTCGTGCCGGGCGAAATAGCTCGCCATCCGCTTCGCAGTGTCCGGTGAGATGTTCGTGCCGTTCGATAGGTCGCGTGCTCGGGCAACGCCGACTGCCGTGCCGCCTCGGCCGTACTCGCCGCGCCATGCCAGCCCTCGGGCCGCCTCCTCCCGCACGCCCGACGGCGGCGAGAAGTCGATGTGGTCGTACCTAGCCACGTCGTCGCCTCCGTGGCTTTGCCCGTGGCTCCTCCGCAGGCGGCGGCTCGGGCAGCGGGTCGATCTTGGTGAGCGTCGAGACCTTGTGCCCGACCTGCGTCTCGGTCGCCCTCCATCCGCCGCTCACCTCTTCGTACACCGTGATCAGCGCCGCCGGGTCGCCCTCGGTCGAGTCGATCTTGAAGTCCGTTCCCGGCACATCGAGCGTGCCGTCGCCCATGACGTAGTCGATCCGCCCGCGAGCTCGCCCGCCAGACGAGCCCCACGAGACGAAGTCGCCCTCGGCGACGGTGCCGGGCTCGGCTCGCTCGTCGAGCGACCTCGCGGGGGCGTCTTCGACGACCGGCATTTGCTGCGGCTGCGCATCCGCTGCTACTGCCGGTTGACGCTCGACCACCCCTGCGAGGATCGCGTCGATCTGTGCGGGCGGGATGGAGGGGAACGATGCAGCGATCATCGCCGCCGCACCCTCGCGGGTGACCAGACCTTCGGAGATCGACTGCACGATTGCGATGAGTCCGGTGATCTGGGCACCGTTGAGGCTGACTTCGGCGACCTGGGGCGTGGCGTCCTCGACGACCACCTCTTCCACGACCGGAGTGGGTTCGCCTTCGGCAGCGGCCACGCCGCCCTCGACCGCCTGACCGTCGATGCCGCTGCCCTCTTGCTGCTGGGCGAGAACGTCATCGACCGACGGCGGGGCACCGAGCGTGCCCATGTTTAGCGGGCGATACCGTTCGTCTCCGCCCTCAACCGGGTTGCGGTTCTCCAGTTCGAGGATGTCGTTCGTCGAGAGCGCCCCGATGTCCCACATCGCCCGGTAGTACGCCGAGCGGCTTGCGGCGTCGCCACGCATGAGCCCGCGAACGTCGAACTCGACGAAGTACCTGTCGTCGTCGCTGATGAGGTCGCGCTGAAACGCCGACTCAAAGCGACGCAGCCACGGCAAGATCGTGTGCTGCACGTAGTCCAGCCCGGCGTGCTCAACCGAGCCGGGGCTCGTCTCGGCACCGAGCAGGTGGAGGGGCACGCGAAAGAGCCTGGCGATCTCAGCCAACTGCCACTTCCGAGCCTCAATGAACTGCGAATCGTGCATCGACGCTTGCGGGATCTCGATCGGCTTGAGCCCGCCGACGAGCACTGCCGTGCGGTTGCTGTTGTTCACGCCGCCGTGCATCCGCTCCCAGTTGGCACGCAGCGACTCGCGGGCCTCGGCGTTGAGCTCGCCATCCGTGCTGAGCACAAAGCCCGGCCTCGCTCCGTTGCCGAAGAATCGGGCACCGTGGAGCTCGCACGCCCGAGCCAGCGCGATCGCGTCCTTGCAACTCTCGACGACGCTCATGCCATGAACGCCGTCATCGCTCGGCCCACGCATGTGCAGGATCGCGTCCTGCGAGTACACCGTCTCGCGGCCGTTCTCCTCGCGGTACTTGTAGCGAAGCCGCCCGTTCTCAATTCGCTCGACCTTCATGCGGGACGGGTGCAGCGGAATGAGTTGATCGACAGCACCGGACGCTCCCGAGCGGATCTCGCTGTAAGCGTCGCCCCAGAGCCCGACGTGGAAGACCGCCTGCTCACGCCACTCGAAGCTCGTCTGCCATTCGTTGGGCTGCTGGTGGAGACGACGATAAAGCGGCAACTCGACGGCACGGCGAGTCCCGCGAGTCATCCGTTCGAGCACGTGGAGCGGCAGGCTCGCGACGCTCTCCGACAAGATTCGCAGGCACGCGAAAACCGCCGACACTTGCAAGGCGTTGCTCGCGTCGATGCGGATTCCGGCGGCCGAGCGGGACGAGTACTCCTCGTCCCACATTCGCTCCTCACCGGGGAGCCAGAGAATGCGATGCTGTGCGTTGGCGATCATCAGACGAAAAAGATCTCAGGGGTGCCCGAGGGCTTTTGCTCCTGCTCGGATCGCATCCACGAGCCGATGCCCTGGCAGAGGGCGACGATGCCGTCGATACGCTCCGTGCTGGCGGTCTTGCTCGGGTAGATGTTGCCGTGCCGGTCCTCGTGAACAGCGACGTTACCTGCACACCACGTGAGCACCGGATGCCCGCCGTGCCGCACCATGCCGTTGAGCACGAGGTTCTCCAGCGTCTTGGCGGGAGCCGACATTCCGGGCCCGCCTTGTGGATATCCTCGCACGTCCAGCCCATCCCCTTGCAGTAAGTTTGCCAACATCTGAGCGTTAAACTTCATATCGACCGCCAACTGACGCACCCGGTAGCGGTCGCAGATCGCCTTGATGTCAGCGTGGAGCCGGGTGTAGTCGGTGACGTTGCCGTCGGTCACCCGGATCTGCCCGTCCCGAATCCACCCGAGGTAGTCCACCTTGTCGCGCTGAGCCCGCTCTACGGCGTTCGCCTCGGGAATCCAGAAGAACGGCAGCACGTCCAGCGTGTTGTCCTCGGGATCGGGGCAGACGAGCACCAGGGCCGAGAGGTCATACGTGCTCGCGAGATCGAGCCCGGCGTAGACCGGACGGTCGCCGAAGTCTCGCAGCGGGTTCGCACAGCGAGCCCACGCCGCCGGGGCGATCCACCGCGTGTCTTGCGTTGTCCAGACGTTGAGCCTGTATCGCAAAAACGAGTTCAGCTTCGTCGGCGACTGCTCGGCCTCGCGGGCGTCGGCCGCGAACGACTCCTCGGTGATCGTCTCGCCGAGCGACGGGTTCGCCTTCCGCCAGACCTTCGGGTCTTTCCACGAGCCGTCGGTCGCACAGTCGGGAGGTGCCGCGTAGATGCAACCGTAGAACGTCGGATCGTACGCCGGGTCGGCGATACACTTCTCGGCGTAGGAGTGCTGCTCCCAGCAGATGCTCCGACGGTCATAGCCCGCCGTGGTGATCGACAAGATGAGCGGCTGACGCCGGGCAGCGCCGCCGTACCGCAACGCATCCCAGAGCCGACGGTCCCGCTGGGCGTGGAGCTCGTCAAAGAGGAGCATGTGGATGTTGAGCCCCTCGGCCCGGAACGCATCCGCAGAGAGCACCCGGTAGAACGAGTTCGTCTGGCGATCGACGATCGTCTTCCGCGAGTCGATCACTTCGAGCCGCTTCGACAGCGAAGGCGACGCACGCACCATCGACGCCGCCTCGCGGTAGATGATGCCCGCCTGTTCGCGGTCACTGGCAGCGCCGTAGATCTCGGCACCCGGCTCGTTGTCGCAGACGAGACCGTAGAGGGCGACGCCCGCGAGGGTCGTGGATTTCCCGGCCTTTTTTGGCAGTTCGATGTACGAGACGCGATACCTCCGCGAGCCATCGGCGTTGACAGTGCCGAAGATGTCGCCGAGCACTCGCTTCTGCCACTCCAACAGAAGGAACGGCTCGCCAGCCTTTTGTCCCTTGCTGTGCCGCAGGATTTTCTCGAAGAACCCGTAGACCAACTGCTGCTTCTTCGGGTCAACCGTGGGAGCGGAGGAGGTCTTCGAGGTCGTCCCTTGGCTTTTCTTGCGTGCCACTCAATCCGCTCCTGGCCGATGGAGTCAGCCCGAACTCTTGCTCGATCCGCAGCATCGACGCGGCCAACTTCGACAGCATCGTCGCGGCGGGTGTCGATTGCATATACTTCACCTTACCCGCATCGTCACGGATCACGAGCACGTCGAGCCCGCGACGGCACTGATCGAGGTACTTCACAAACTGCTCGTGCATCGTGCAGTAGCGGGCGATCGTGTCCACGTCGGCGTTCGTCATAACGCCCATGCCGAGCAGCTTCGGCACGACGTTGTCCCACTTCTCGCGGGCGACGCCCGTCACCCACTCGGGCGGCGTGATGTCATCGCTTGGCGGCTTTGGTTCGCTTTTGTTCAGCGGCCTTTTGCCTGGGTTGCCCTTGGCTATCTTCAGTATCGTCGGCTCTTTGCGCGGGCCTCGCTTGCCCATGTGAACCTCCATCTAGCCATTGCTCAATCACCGCAGACGCCACAGCCTGCGTCATGCAGGGCGGCACACTCATGCCTACCATGTATTTTCCAATCTTCTCATCCTTCGCCACATAGTCATCCGGGAAAGATCCCAGCCGCTTCCACTCCCGGAACGTCAAGCGGCGGCACTCATCCCAATGTGTGAACAGCGTGTGGTTTGCCGATAGCGTCGGCGCAGGCTCATTGCCATTGAGCCGCACATGCTGAAAAAGCGAGTTCCTCCCCTCTCGCCTGGAAACAACATCAGAGTACGAGTGCCCACGCAAAGTTGCCCGCCACCACTTCAAGTCTGAAGCCGCTGGGGCATTGTCTGCCATCTCCTGTGAAGTCAGTTGCTGCAAATCAGCAGTCGCCTGGGCCGCCGTTACCCAAGGCATCTTGGGACACAACTTGAGCGACCGCCTCGCCAGATCGCTTCGGATTGCACAGAAGAAAACCCGCTCGCGTCGCTGGGGAACACCACAGTCCGCAGCGTTCAGCAGAAAGAGTTGCGGAACGTACCCTATCTGCTTGAATCGCTGCATCACCATCTTCGTGTAGCCCTTGGCATTGCCGACAATCATGCCTTTCACATTCTCAGCGATCGCCACCTTCGGGCGCAGCAGTTCAACAACGTCTAGGTAGTCAAAGAACAAGTCCGACAGCACTTGCTCTGCCTGCCCTTCGCGGAAGTGCTTTTTCTTGCCCCACGCCTTCTCCCGACTGCCTGCCATACTAAATGTTGAGCAAGGCGGCGAGCCATCAAGAATGTCTAGGTCGCTGACTTCTGGAGGCAGGCTTGTATCAAGCAGGCTTCGGATTGGGCACAGGAAGTAATGCGGCGGATCAACATTCTTTCGGTAGTGCCACGCCATCTCCGGGTCAATGTCATTCGCCGCCACCACATCGCAGCCAGCCAGCTTGTAGCCCATAGATGAGCCGCCACCGCAAGCAAACGTAGACATTACCCTGACGCCGTTCCTCGGAACCGCAGCCAAGTCAGCAAGATTCCAGGCACAGTCAGGCTTGCTTGTCATCAAACTCAAACCCGCACTCAGGGCATGTGCATTGCATGGCAAAGGAATCAACATCCACCTCTTTCGTGGACGAGGCATCTTCTTTGCTTTTCTTGTAGAGTCCCGCCGCATCCGCCATGTCTGAATACATTCCAGAGATGGCTTCGCCGCTAGGCTCAACAGAGCGTATCAAGGCGTCTAGTGCGCCAGTATCAACGTCAGCCATCGCCGACAGCGGATCAAGAGACAGCAACAGCTTGTTTGCTTCCTGCTCATTTACGTCAAGAACAAGAACAGGCACAAAATCATCTGGCGTGAGCCCTGCTCGCAAGTGACCGTCAATCAGAACTAGCTCGCCATCCTCTGCCTCTCTCGCAATCAAGGCATCTGCATACCCAATATCTGCAAGCATTTCCCGCATGGCAGCTTGCTGCTTTGGCGGGTGTTGCCGCCAGTTCTTTTCATTGAGCCTCAAGTCTGACGCTCGAACTTGTCGCAGCCCCACAACCCTATTCCGTATCTTCATCAGCCTCTCCACTCTTGAGCCATGAGTGCCCGCACCTGGGGCAGACGTAGTGCCGTGAATCTCCAGCGTTCGCCGCATCACTGTCTTCTGGCAATGAGTCGGCGTAGAGCTTTGCATCCGCAGCCATGTCTGCGTACATCTGCTGAAGTCCTTCGCTCCCGGTGTCCACCTCGCGGAGCAAGGCGTCGAGAGCCTGGGCATTCGTCTCGGCCAACGCCGCGAGCGGATCAAGCGAGAGCAGGAGCTTGTCGGCTTCCGCTTCGTTGATGTCGAGGACGAGAACCGGCACCTCTTGGTCGGGCGTGGTCTCGGCCCGGAGGTGGCCGTCGACAAGCATCAGCGAGCCGTCAGGCAGTTCGCGGGCGAGCAAGGCGTCGGCGTAGCCCACTTCCGCCAAGATGCCACGCAAGGCGTCCTGCTGTGCCTTGGGGTGCGTTCGCCAGTTCTTCGGGTTCGGAGCCAACTCCGACGCTTTGACCGTGCGGAGGGCTTTTACGCGGTTGCGGATATTCATGCGTGAAACCCTAACCCCCCATGCAAAAACCTGCGGCTTCGCGCACGCAGCTGCAACGGATGGCTTTCGTCATCGCCATGCCACCTTGGCAGGGGGCTATGGGGTGCCTTTCGCACGCGCCGCCGTCTCGTTCGCTGTCTTCCTGCTGTGACACGAGTGGCACAAGCACTGCCCGACATCCACGTCATACCGCGAGCGTCCATCGACGCAGACCTTCGTGCCCGGCACGACCGGCGACACATGGTCAGCGTGGGCGTTGCCCTTCTCGCCGCACACGTGACCGCACGCTCGGCACGTCCAGTTGTCACGCAGCAGAACAGCACGTCGCCACGCTGAGTGACGCCTGTCGCTGTAGCCCCGCTGATATCCGTTGGGGCGATTCTCTTTCCGCTTGATCCGGTAGTTCGGCCGGGCCGCCCGG